CAGAATAAGTCTTTCTGCGAGGCAACGCACCGGTTCAATATTTGGGTCGGTGCCGTTAGCTCCGGAAAAACATACAGCAGCATTGAAAGGTTTATCTATGACTTGAAGAATGGACCGCCAGGTGATGCTATGATAATTGGCGTTAACCGGACGGCTATTCAACGTAATATTTTAACCCACCTATATCGAAGGTTAGGTTTTCCATGTCCGACAGAGAAAGCAGGAATGAGCCGGTTATACGGCAGAGATGTGTGGTTTGTGGGTGCACCCGACGTTTCTGCGGTGTCAACAATTCAGGGCTCTACACTTGCGCTTGCATATGTCGACGAGGCTACAAACTTACCAGAACCGTTTTGGAAAATGCTCGAAAGCCGCCTAAGAGTTCCAGGAGCAAAGCTTCTGGCGACCTGCAACCCTGAAGGACCAGCGCACTGGTTAAAAAAAGACTATATTGACAAGCCGGAACTAGATCTGGTTTATTGGAATTTTAACCTAGAGGATAATCCTTCCCTTGATGAAGCGTATAAACAGCAGCTTAAAGCATCGTATACGGGTATGTGGTATAATCGTTACATACTCGGCGAATGGGCACTTGCGCACGGTGCAATATACGACTGCTATGACAAATACAACGAATACGAAAATCCGTATCCTGCCCCTAACTATTACATCGTTGGTGTCGATTATGGGACTACCAATGCGACAGCTGCGGTACTTTGTGCCGTCACGCCAAACAAGTGGCCACAAATCAGGGTCGAAGCGGAATATTACTATGATTCAGCTAAGAAAGGTCGATCAAAGACCGACCAGGAACTTGTGCGAGATATCAAAGACTTTATTGGTCATAAGAACGTCTCTGCTATTTACGTTGACCCTGCCGCTGCCTCGCTTAAAATTGCTCTTAGACAATCAGATCTTCCAGTATTGGACGCAAATAACGACGTGCTACTTGGCATTAAAATCTGCTCAAAGTTTATTGGCGGAAAAAACATAGTCATTCAGAAAGGATGCGCAATCCTTCGGGAACACCTACAATCTTATGCCTGGGATTCTAAAGCCGCCGACCGAGGCGAAGACAAGCCAATAAAGAAAAACGATCACATATGCGACGCATTACGCTATGCCGTTTGTTCTGCATTCCCTCATGCCGAGTTCGCTCATCCAGACGAGAATATCAGCTACGATCAATTAAGAAAACAAGTATTTGAAGAAGACGCGTGGGGTCCATTAGGTCCGACACCAGGAGGATATTTCTAATGGACAATGCAGATGCTAAGAAAGGAATTATTAAAATGATCGGTTTGCTTGATAGATGCAAATGCGAGAAGTGTCAACAACATAAGAAAAAATGGGAGGAAAGACTGAATGGATATGTAGCAGAAGATAATTATAAACCACCTGAAAAGGAGGATTGTATGCAAGGCGTTAATGAAGTCGAGTATTGGAGAGCTAAGGCGCATGACTATCAGTGGCTCTATCAAGGGCAAAAAGAAATAGCGCAAGGATATAAGGAAATTATAGAGGAGTTGCAGCAGCAATTGAAGCGTCTTAACATCGAAAAGGCAATGCGAAATCAAAAAGTTGCTAAAATTTAAACAAGATGTATCAACAAAATATTTTAAAAAAGGAGGAAAAATGATATAAAAATCTTTAAACGCACAAAGGAACGCGCATGGGTTCATACGAATCTGGCGAATATTCGTTGGGATATATCGATCCCTCGGATGTTGAAGCTAAAGATTTAAAGCAAATGCAGGATTGGTTTTATCAGTCTAACTATACAACCAACTCCACGTATTGGCTCCAGGGCGCAATCGATAAGCGATTTAAAGTTGGCGACCAGCAACTATACAATCAAGTATACGGTCAAAATCAACAGAACGTTCAACGCTTCTTTTTCAACCTAATCCGTCGGCATGAAAATATGATGACCGGTTTCCAACGCAGGAACCGTAAATCTACCATCACAATGCCGGTCCACGATAACGACGACCCACTTGCAGACGATTACAACAAAGTTCTCCGTTGGTCAGAAGAGCGAGACGGATTTCAAGAATATCTTTCACAAGCATTTGAAGGGGCATTAGACACCGGCGAAACCCTTCTTCACCTATATCCGGACTACACTTTTGATCCTATTTCCGGAGATTTATTTACTGACGCGGTGCAGTGGAATAATTATTTGATAGATCAATACACAAGAAAACAAGACCTTTCCGACTGTAATGGAATATGGCGAAGACGATGGACTAGCAAACAAGCTGCTAAACTGCTACTTCCTGGTCATTCTAAAGAAATTGACAAAATGAAACCAGGGGGGATGAAAGATGGACGATTTCCTATGCAGGCAGAACTGCAAAACGTTGCTATCAATAATCTCTTCACCTACGACGAGTTCTATTATCGTACGACACGGAAAGGTAAGATCATACTTGACCCGCACACCGGAGAAGCAATCGAATGGGAAGACGACCCAACGGCAGAGGAAGACGAACTCGACCGAGTAATGTATTTCCAACCATGGTTAAAAGTTCAAGAAGTTGACATTCCAACAGTCAAATTAGTTATCAGTCTTTCCGGAAAAATGTTCTATCACGGCAAGAATCTCCTCGGTATTGATGAATATCCATTTGTGCCGGCGCAATGTTATGTAGAGCCGGATATTCAAGCATATGCATGGCGTAAACAAGGCATTATCCGAAACCTAAGAGATGCGCAGTTCTTATACAACATGCGCAAAGTGATCGAGCTTCAAATACTACAAAGTTCTTTAAACGCTGGTTGGATTTATCCGGTCGACGTTGTACCGGACCCAAAATGCTTCCGTCAATCAAGCGGGGGTGATGGGTTCTTAATCCCATTAAAAGCAGGCAGGCAGGTCAATGAAATTCAAAGAATTGAGCCGGTGTCTATTCCTCAATCTCTGCTTGAGCTGTCTAACAGTCTGGCAGAGGATATTACTAAAATTTCAGGGGTAAATGAAGAGCTATTGGGCGCGGCGACAGACGACAAGTCTGGGATATTATCTATGCTACGTCAGGGAGCTGGCCTCACTACGCTGCAAACCATCTACGACAAGCTGGACTATACACAGAGACTATATGGAAAGATTCGGTTGCAGGCAATTCGTAAAAACTTCTCTAAAGGTAAGGTACGTAACATCCTTGGCCATGAAGCGGATCCCCGATTCTTTAGTTCCTACTCTCAAAAATATTCCGTTGCAGTTGAAGAGGGTAACTACTCAACCACGCAACGTCAAATGGAATTGCAGCAACTCTTGCACTTTAAACAACTCGGAATGGCAATACCTGACAAGTCAATACTCCGCGCAGCTTTTATCACGAATAAACGCCAAGTTATCGCGGATATGGAAGAAGCAATGCAACAGCAATCACAAGCTCAACAAGCCGATGCTCAACAAGCTGCTAAATTGGATAACGCAAAAGTACTCGATCTATTCGCTAAGGCTAGGGCTAATCTGGCTAAAGAGCAAGATAGCCTGGCTGCGGCTTCAGAACGCATGGCTAAGATTCAAGATATCACTGCCGATGCCGAGTACAAAACAGCTAAGGCAGACCTGGAAATCGTTAAGCAAATGATTGAGTTAGAAGATATGGACCTTGACAACTTCCGGAGCAATCTGGAAATGGCCGAGTACATCAGGGGAGTAAATAAAGCAAATCAACAAGTGCCGGCGGCCGCTGGCTAGGAGAAAGTATGAAAGAGCATAAAAAACACAAGCATCACCCACATGACAAAGTTGCTGCTATGCCGCAGTTTAACGAAGGTCATTGGGAAAAGAAAATGGCAGACGTTGAGGTTGCCGACGGAAAGTATTCTAGCGAGATGAACCAAGCTGAAGAATATAAAAAATCCGTTGATGGCCTGGCTAACTATGCCAAAAAACACAAAGAGAAGCATTAATCCCGACCTGACATGTGTAGGCACGGGTTGGGGATAAGCGGAAAACGCCTAATCCCCTTTTTTTACATTGCGTTACATAACAAACCATTGAGGTTCAAATGTCTAAGCATACGAAGCACAATCCCGATTACACAAAGAATCGGACAGCTGACGTTGTTAAGCATGGGAAAGGCCGAGCAGTTCCGAACGAACATTGGCAACAAAACATGGACTTAACTCCGGCAGGATCAGACAGCTCATCCGGAGCTTTTTTACCTAGATCCGGTACGACTAGACCAACGCCCCATAAAAAAACAAACGAGTGTGATCATTAATGGACGACTACCCAATTTTTGATGGCGAATGCCATGCAATCCCAGGTTCAACCGAGTATGGCTATATAGCCCATAAAGTAACCGCTGAACTAGCCGACTTGCAAGAGAGAATCGAGCAGGAGGTCGGGAAATATGCCGAGTATTTATATGCCTATGACAAAGAAGAAGTCCTCGAGATTTTGAAAGATGTCATGCGCGCTCAAATTAGATGC